AACGACCCTCATCGTTTTAAGATTGTCTGTTGCGGGAGACGGTTCGGTAAGACACGGATGTGTGCCTACATCGTTATTATCAAAGCGTTAACGAAAGCCGATCAGGTTATTTGGATCGTTTCTCCAAAGTATGCACAGACCGCAATCATGTGGAGAATGATCAAAAAGTATTTACCTAAACAGTATGTTAAGGATATTAAGGAGGGCGAACTTGTTATTGAGCTTGTCAATGGATCTACCATCTGGGCTAAATCGGCTGACAATCCAGATGCACTTGTTGGGGAAGGGTTGGATCTCCTCATTATGGACGAAGCCGCGCGTGTTAAACCGGATGCGTGGGAAGTTGCGTTACAGCCTGCTCTTTCAGATAGGAAAGGTTCGGCTATCTTTATTAGTACTCCCAAAGGTAAAAATTGGTTCTACAACCTCTATCTCATGGGGAACAACGAAGAATTGTACCCAGAGTACAAGTCATTTAATTATCCCTCCTTTGCGAATACTACTATTGAAGGATTCGCAGAGGAAGTCCTAAGACGGAAAGAAACAACACCAGAACTTATATTCAGACAGGAATATATGGCAGAATTTATAGAAGGTGGTGGAGAAGTATTTCAAGATATACGGGGTGTTCTCGAAGATTGTCTAAGAGAACCAATAGAAGGTCACAATTACGTGATGGGTGTAGACTTAGCGAAGCACAAAGACTTTACCGTGATAACTGTTGCGGATGTAAGCACCGGAAAAATTGTACATTACGACAGATTCAACAAGATCGACTGGAACTTCCAGCGCGACAAGATCCAATATGTTAGTAAGAAGTACAATAATGCGGTTGCATACATTGATAGTACGGGCGTTGGCGACCCAATCGTAGAGGACTTACAGCGTATGGATATTGTCTGTTCCTCATATAAGTTTACGGTGCAGAGTAAGTATGATCTGATCAAGAATCTCATGATCATGATTAAGGATAAAAGGATCTTTATTCCGCATATCCAAACGATCATTGATGAGATGAGTGCATATACGTTCGAGACTCTCCCAAGCGGTGTTATACGTTATGGTGCACCTGACGGAATGCATGATGATACGGTCAGTAGTGTCATGTTAACCGCATGGGGATTATCTAAGAATCGCTGTGAAGTGGTAGGAGAGGTCAAGATGGATCATGTCGAAGAGGATTTCGACATTTCACAATACGGACTCGACGAAGATGAGCGATATATAGAGTGGGATGAATAGAACCTCTTTTTATCAATACTTTTATATACGTTAAACCCATAACTTTATAAAGGAGTTTTTATGGGGTTGCGTAGAGGTAGACTGACTGAAAAAGACCTCGTTGATATTAGTAGTGTAAGTAGTGTAAGAGCTACACAACCTACACGTCAAGTACAGGATCTTCGTTCTGTTGACGACGAGATAGAGGCATTAATCTACAAAGCCTCAATGCAAGATAACGTCTCTTTTTACGATACCGAGGATATTAAGATTGCTAATAAGCAAAAGAAAGATGTGACTGATACTGAAGCACTCCGCCGTTCTGTCCACACCATCTCAAACTATTACAATACGCTCGGCGTGTTCAGAGACGATTTTGATAAAGTTTCTAACGATAAGCTTGCCCGTAACTCATATTACGCCATGTGCGAGAAGGCACTAATGGATTATATGGGGTCAATTGAATATAAAGTCGTGGATAGTAATGGAGAGAGTGTAGAAGACGCAACCAACTTCTTAGATGCGCCAAACCCGCAGGAAAGCTTCGACATCCTACTCAAAATGGCTATACGGGATCTCATACGATACGATGCAGCAGTTTGGGTTAAGTCGTTCAATCGTGCAGGATATCTTACTGAGATCAAAGCATACCTCGGCACAGAGTTCTGGAAGGAGATTGACCGCGTTCCTATGTCGATTGCGATCCCAAAAGACTACGTTACCTCTGGAGCGAACATGTATCAGGGGTGGTGGAGTCATGGGTATACCGAACGTTACTGGCAACGGTCACGCACTGGGGTTTATATTCCCTTCCAACCGGAAGAGATTTGCTACTTTATGTCTTACCCCCGTACTGATGGGGTGTATGGTACAGATTTCGTAAAGTTCCTTAAGCATCAGCTCCAATACTTAATTGATTCAACACGAGCCGCAGGAAAGACATTCGAGAATGGTATTGTTCCCTCAATGGTTTGGGAACACCCAGATGTTATGAGCAGAGAACAGCTCATGCAGCGTATCCGTAAGGTTGAGGTTGAGAATCGTGGTTCATACAAGTTTGGTGGGATCATCCACACGGTCAATAACGAGAAAGTCACTACTCTCGCTCAACATTTACATGATATGGAGTGGCTTGAAGGGCAGAAATTCGTTGCACAACTCATATGGAGTATGTGGGGTTTCTCTCCGTCGGAGTTCATTGGTGAGGGAGAGAACCGTGCGACTGCGTATGTTAAGAGAAATATCACGAAGTCTAGGCTGCTCTATCCGTTAATGAAACATTTCGCGCTTAAGATTAACCGCGAGATCCTTCCCTTCTTAAAAGGATATAAGAAAGGGTGGCACTTTGAGTTTATCAGGGACGTTGATTTAGATGATGAACAGAAGGTTGCTCAGACGCAAGCTATTAAGATCACATCATTCAGTCAGTTGGTTGGTATGGGTGTTAAACCATCCGTTGCGTTACGGGTATCGTCGCTTGATGACGGACTTACTAAACCTGAAATTGAGGAACTGGATGAAAGTCTAGAAGCAATGAACATGGGGTTGGAAGGAGAACTTGATACAACCGAAGGAGGGTTGCCAACAGATAACGAAGCAGGCCGATACGGAAACGGATCAGAGAAGTACGTTGATGCAAGTATCGGTTCTGATGAGGGAAGTAAAGGAACTTCCAATCCACGAGACGGAGCAACAGAAGAGAAGCAATATAGTAAAGCAGGTTATGATGAAGGAGAGGAACAGGAACTAACAAAGGCTAAGGTGTATATCAACAGCCCTAGCGAAGCCCCTCCCGGCAGGCATGTTGGCAGGGGCGCTCGTGGCGGGTATTATTACATCACAAATATCCGAGAGAAAGGTGCTCCTCAAGGTGGAGATGAGGGGAAACAACGGGGATCTTCACGTAAGAAGAGACATAGAGGATGGGGATCGTCTGGAGGCGGGGGTGGAGAACCTTCCGTTAAAGTTCCCGCCCCTCCCGATCTAGGAAAGGACCAAATAAAGGTTACTGGCAAAGGTGTTGGGTTAGTTGCAACTCTCCAAGACGGACATATTAAAGCCAAGAAACTTGACAACGAGGCGACGAATGCATTTATAAAACAAGTTGCTCAATGCGGTGCAACTCCTGAGAAGCAATTTGGATGTATCGCAAAGCTCGCAGAAAAGATGGGATTAACAGTTAGAGAGGGATAATATGGCATGTACAATCACGGTTGGTGGATTTGGAGCTTCAAAGTTTGGTAGGAACAAGTTCGGACAACTTCCAGCCCCGGCATCACTAAGTATCCCTCTTTCGTGTACTATCAACAAATCAGTAAGTACGGCAAACACTATAAATAAAAGCATCTGTCTTGAGTGTAAACTGAGGTTAACATGATATACGTTGGAGATGTTGGTGTAACGTTAACAGCGAATACCGGATACAATATTACGGGATATACTGCGGTTAAGATTTATCTTATTAACCCGGTTGGAACCATCACATCAGTCACACCAGATACGATCACTTCTTCAACTGGCGTATTAGTTTACACAACAAAACTACAGACAGAACTTTCAGTTGCAGGGGAATGGGGTGTTCAGGTAGTTGTTTGGTTTGGTGTGAACAAACCAATGTTTACTGATGTAGACTCGTTTTATGTGAATACTCCAATCGCCAATCCGACGGGAACTATAATCTGAGGTGACAGATGACTTACGATACTACAAAACTAGATGTTTCTGGGGCAACATACGATGTTGGAGATAATTATACTATTTGGGCCGAAGATTGGAACGAGTTCGTAACTGCATTTAAAGCCCACGCAGCACGACATAAAAGTGGTGGCGACGATGCAATAAAATTAGACGAACTCGCAGCCCCAACAAATGTTACTACATTAAATGTTTCAATTGCTGCTCATGGGTTATGTCCGATCCTTCCTAATGATATAACAAAGTTCCTTTCAGGAGATGGGACTTGGAGGGTCGTATCAACCGCAGCAGATGTAACTGGCCCGTCTTCATCGGTTGATGGGAATATTGTTACATTCGATGGTATAACTGGAAAGGTAATAAAGGACGGATTAGTTGCATTATCTAGTGTTGCGTTGACCGGAGATGCCCCAACGGCCCACGCAGCCTCTCATGGCCCTGCACAACCAGACGCTATCACTATAGCAGAATCTCAGGTAACAGACTTAACCACTCATCTTGG